ACTAGACGACATAGATGTAGCAGAGGATCCTGTTAGACCTGAATTAACTTTAGGTTTTAGAATTACACACGGTAGAAAAATCTTTGGATTAAGATACAACAACGAAATAGAAGCAATAGTTTGTATTGCATTGTGTCCTGAAATACCACATACTGTAAGAGAAATGGATTATATGAGTCAAGCAGCTAATTCAAACGGACACGGTGAGATAGTGGTTGCATATACAGTATGGTCTCGTAAACGAGGTGCAGGTAGAGAAATTATAAGTAAATTAAGAGAATGGGCATTAGAAAAAGATTATAAAAGATTAGTTACCTTATCTCCATTAACACCTATGGCAACTCACTTTCATATTAAAAATGGTGCTAAACAAGTACACATAAATGATGTAACACAAAATTTTGAGTATAAACTATGACAAAAGATGTAACAATAATAGATAATTTATTACCTGATAATTTACACAAAATGTGCTATGAACTTATTACACAGGAAGCTTGTTGGCAATTAAGTATGGCATCTATGGATTCAGCACACAAAATTGCTGGTACAACACTATTTGATTTATATGATGGAGTTAATACAAATACAAGATCACAAACACTTGCTTCAGTAATATATCAAATGGTAAGAACTAAAATACCAGCATTACCAAATGATTTAAGAAGAATACAATTAGGAGCTAAAGCAGCAAACCAAGATGATGTAATACATAAAGATAGTGAAAGAGATGATAGAATAACTGTACTTTATCATTTAAATTACGAGTGGAATCCTATGTGGGGAGGACCTACAGTTGTTAATGGAGTATCCTACGATTATAAACCTAATCGTGCATTGATTTATAAATCAAATTTATTGCATGGAGGTAAAGCTGGTACTGGTAAAATGTTTAGAACTTATATTAATTACATAATAGCTGATAATAGAGATGAATAGTTTATTAATTTTAATCGTTGTAATACATTGGAGTGTAGCACTTGGTATGTATTTTGCTGCAAGTACAAGGTTAACCATACCACAATTTTTGATGTTGGTATTAGGGTTTAGATATATGATGTTATCTTATGGATTTTAAAACAAACAAAAAATATGGAGTGATATATGCAGACCCACCTTGGACGTTTAAAACGTATAGCAATAAAGGAAAAGATAAAAGTCCTGAAAAACATTATTCTTGTATGCCTTTATCTGACATCCTTCGGTTACCTGTTGGTGACCTTGCTAAGGATGATGCAGTCCTCTTAATGTGGGTAGTTGACCCATTATTAGATCAAGCATTTAAAGTAATAGACGCTTGGGGTTTCAAGTATAAGACAGTAGGATTTACTTGGGCAAAGACAAATAAAAAATCTTTAGGTTTTTTTACAGGCTTAGGTTACTGGACTAGAGGAAATCCAGAGATGTGTTTATTAGCAACAAAGGGTAAACCTAAACGGCTAAATAAAAGTATACCACAATTAGTGGTTAGTCAAATACAAGAACATAGTAGAAAACCAGATATAGTATATAATCATATAGAAAAAATGTTAGAAGGACCATACATAGAATTGTTTGCTAGACGTAAAAGAGATGGTTGGTTTAGTTGGGGTAACGAAGTATGATACTGCACTTGACTCTATCTTTATTATATGTTATAATGATCTATGGTTTTGTCATATGGTTATTAATGAAGTGGAATAATGAACAATTATAAAAGATATACATTAGAAGATACTTTACAAAGTGAGAAAAAAGCACTATTCAATGTGCTATCAACTTTCGCTGGTGGAGGTGGTTCGTCAACAGGTTATAGACTGGCTGGTGGTAAGATACTAGCTGTTAATGAGTTTGTTGAAGAAGCACAAAACACATATAGGGAAAATTATCCCAATACATTAATTATACCTGGTGATATAAACAAGTTGACAGGAAAAGATTTTTTAGATAAGATAGGATTAAAACCAGGTGAACTAGATTTATTAGACGGTAGTCCACCTTGTTCAGCATTTAGTATGGCAGGTTCAGTATCACACGGTAAAGGTAATACACACGCTGATGCATTTGGTAAAACAAAACAATATAGTGATATTAAAGGTGTAAGTAACGTAGAAGATTTATTTTTTCAATTTTTAAGAGTGGCAGATGAAATAAAACCAAAAGTAATTATTGGTGAAAATGTTGAAGGTTTGACAATGGGAGAAGCAAAAGAATACTTCCATAAGATACAAAATACTTTTGAACAAATGGGTTATCTAGTTGTTGCTGATGTATTAAATGCTAGTTATTTTGGCGTACCACAATCTCGTAAAAGAACTTTTTTTATTGGTGTTAGAGAAGATGTTGCTGATAAGATTGGTTTAAATTTTATGACAATGTATCAATTGTATCCTGAAGTAAACAAAGAACAAACTATTTTGAGCGAAGCAATAAGTGATATTGTAAATGAAGACAAAGAAGAATTAGATTATTTGTTTGAGAAGATAGGACCTGATAGAGCTGTTGGTAAGACATTGGCTAAAATGCCTACAGATCCTGACAAAGTATTAACAGGTATGGATTACCACGAGAAAGGTCATCACTTTAATTTAAAAAGAAGTAGTTTAAGAAAACCTTGTCCAACAATAACAGCTATGGGTAATCTTGCTGGTGTCGCTGGTACTTGTCATCCAATAGAGAATAGAAAGTTTACTATAAAAGAATTAAAAAGAATTATGAGTCTACCTGAAAACTTTAAATTAACAGGTCAACATAAACAGAAGTCAGAACGGATAGGTCGTATGGTGCCACCGTTAATGATGAAAGCACTTTCGGAAAGTGTATATAACAAAGTATTGAAACCATATAAGGAGATATGTAATGACTAAATTTACTTTTGCCACAAGCAACGAAGGCTTTGATAATCACATAGATAAATCTGTACGTGGTTATAGTAACTTATGGAGTGATATACTTTCATTGTCAAAATACTTTGTAGAAGACAATACAAATGTTGTTGATATAGGTTGTTCTACTGGTAAGTTATTAAAGGGTATGATAGAACAAAATCAAAAACACATACCAAAAGCAAAGTATATGGGTATAGAAATTGAAGAAGATTTTTATGGCGACTATGTTTTTGATGAACAAAAGTTTGATAATTTAAGATACCATAAAGGTGATGTTAGAAGTTTTGAATTTAATAATTGTAGTTTAGTTACTTCAATATTTACTTTACAATTTATGCCACCAAAAGATAGAGAAGAAGTTATTAATAGAGTATATAATGGTCTTAATGTTGGTGGTGCTTTTATCTTTTCAGAAAAAACTTTTAGTTGTAATCCTAGAATACAAGATATGATGACCTTTACATATTACGATTACAAAAGAAATAATTTTACTGATGCAGAGATATTAGACAAAGAAGTACAGCTAAGGCATATGATGAAACCAAATACAAAGACAGAGTTGTATGATATGTTTACTAATGCTGGTTTTGAAGTACACAATTTCTGGCAGAACTTTAATTTTATAGGGGCGATTGCTTTAAAGAAATAAATATCTTTATGGCAATTACAAAAAAATCTTATGAAGATTTAAGACAGTATTGGGACTATCAAAGAAAAGTAGAATACAATAAAGAGATGGTACACTTTATGGCTGATAGATTTGAGGGTAGAGTGTATAATGATTTTGGTATGGTACATATAGATGAGATGAAAAATGTTTTATGGACAAAAGTTGATCCTAAAGATTATGAAGAACCTAGAAAAGGTTATGTACCAGCAAATCCAAAGTTAAGATTTGAATGGGAAGGTGGGGCATATTTACCTCAACCAGCAATACCTCATTATGATGATGAAAAGCATTGACATTTTAAATAGAATGATATATAATAGAAACATAAATTTATAGGAGTTATGGAATGAGTGATTTTTTAAAAGATATAATTAAAAACGTAGATAATGAATATGCCTCACTAGCAAGTGAAGGTATTGATGGCGCAGATGTAACAAGTTTTATAGACACAGGTTCTTATTCTTTTAATGCTCTTTTATCAGGTAGTATATATGGTGGTATGCCTGGAAATAAAATTACAGCAATCGCTGGTGAAGCAGCAACAGGTAAAACATTTTTTGCTTTAGGTATTTGTAAACATTTTTTAGATACCGATAAAGACGCTGGTGTAATTTACTTTGAATCAGAAAGTGCTATTTCAAAAGATATGATTGAAGGTCGTGGTGTAGATAGTAAAAGAATGGTCATAGTACCAGTTGCTACAGTACAAGAGTTTAGAGCACAATCAATAAAAATTATAGACAAATATTTAGAACAACCAGAAGCAAATAGAAAACCTTTAATGTTTGTATTAGATAGTTTAGGTATGTTATCTACTACAAAAGAGATGGAAGATACAGCTGCTGGTAAAGAAACAAGAGATATGACTAGATCACAAATAGTCAAATCTACATTTAGAGTTTTAACATTGAAATTAGGTAAAGCAAATATACCTATGATAATGACTAACCATACTTATGATGTCATTGGTTCAATGTTTCCACAAAAAGAAATGGGTGGCGGCTCAGGTTTGAAATACGCTGCCTCATCTATCATCTATCTAAGCAAACGTAAAGAAAAAGACGGTACTGAGGTAGTTGGTAATATAATTCATTGTAAAAATTTTAAGTCAAGGTTGACAAAAGAAAACGCTATGATTGATGTAAGACTCACTTATGAAAAAGGTTTAGATAGACACTATGGTCTTTTAGAACTAGCAGAAGAAGCTGGTATCTTTAAGAAAGTATCTACTAGATACGAAACACCAGATGGTACGAAAGTCTTTGGTAAGTCTATCAATACAGAACCTAAAAAATATTTTACAAAGGAAGTATTAAAACAGATAGATGACCATGCTAAACAAAAATTTTCTTACGGAACATAGAGAACATTTATTATTTTTTACACATTTAACAGAAAGACTTTACGACTTTCCACTTAATGATGATTTAATAGATGCTTTACATACAGCAAGAAAAAATCTAAAATTAAAAGAAAACAAAACTTTTGATGATCCTAATTTTCAGTATGGTAATAAAACATTAGGTGGTTTCCAACCTTGTTTTCCAGTTGCCAATTTTACAGATATTACTAAAGAACACGCACCATATTTACAAGACAAACATTTTGAAGCTATAAAATCTTTTAAAAATAATATAATTATAGACACGGTAGATGATTATATTAGCAGATATTATCCAAATACTCGTAATGAATTAACGTATGCTAATTGGGCTGTTATGTATGACAAAAATTCTTTTCAAATAATACATACACACGGTAGCAGTTTATTTACTTCTATTTTTTATGTTGATATGCCTAAAACAAAATATCCATATGAAGGACAGATAGAAATAACAGATGTAAGTAGCAACCACGATGGATTAACAACGAGAGTAGTAGAACCTATAAAAGGTTTAATGGTAACTTTTCCAGGGAAGTATCCTCACTATACTTTACCTATACAAAGTGAGGGCGAAAGAATTGTAATAGTAAATGATGTTAGGTTAAAAAATAATGACACACCAGGAAAATAAAAAATATATTTTTGTACAAAAAGAAGGTGCAGATTGGACAGGTATAAAATTAATAGATGAAAAATATAAAGGTGTTATATTTAAATATGGTAAGGTTGCATTTGCTAAAGATGAAAATTCAGATGGTACTTTACCTATGAAATTTGATTATGATATTTTACAAAACCCTAACCAAATAGATATTGACAAAAACGAATTTATAGATTATATTGGAGACATACTTTTAGAAGTTTTAGAAAAACAAATAAAGGAAGGCAAGGCAATCGTTGACTAGTGAAAGAATAGAAATAACTATATTAAGAAATCTAATTTTTAATGAAGATTATACAAGAAAGGTTTTACCTTTTTTAAAAGAAATATATTTTTCTGATAGAAATGAACAGGTTTTATATAAACAGATAGAGTTATTTGTAAACGAATATAAAAATCTTCCAACAAAAGAAGCTCTATTAATAGAACTCAATCAAAGAAAAGATATAAACGAAGATGAGTTTAAAGCAGTAAAAGAATTGATGACAACACTTTCAACAGAAGATGTTGATGGACAGTGGTTGTTAGATACTACAGAAAAATTTTGTAAAGATAGAGCAGTACATAATGCTGTGTTAGATGGTATCAAAATTTTAGATAAGAAAGATAAAAAGAGAACACCAGAAGCAATACCAAGTATTCTTGCTGATGCATTGGCTGTTTCTTTTGACAATCATATTGGGCACGATTATTTAGAAGATGCAGAAAAACGATATGATTGGTACCATACAAAAGAGAAAAAGTATCAATTTGATTTGTCGTATATGAACAAGATTACTAAAGGTGGTGTACCAAGTAAAACTTTGAATATCGCTCTTGCTGGTACTGGTGTAGGTAAATCTTTGTTTATGTGCCATTGTGCTAGTAGTTTTTTGGCTCAAGGTCAAAATGTTTTGTACATTACTTTAGAAATGGCAGAAGAAAGAATTGCTGAAAGAATAGATGCTAATTTATTAGATGTAACTATTGATGATCTACACACAATGCCTAAACAATTATATGAAGATAAGATTGGTAAAATTAGGAATAAGACTTCAGGCAAATTAATTATAAAAGAATATCCAACAGCATCTGCACACGCAGGTCATTTTAGAGCTTTGTTAAATGAATTGGCTTTAAAAAAATCTTATAGACCTGATGTTATATTCATAGACTATTTAAACATCTGTACAAGTAGTCGTTTCAAAGGTGGTAATATTAATTCATACACATTGATTAAATCTATTGCTGAAGAACTCAGAGGTCTTGCAGTAGAGTTTAATTTGCCTATCTTTAGTGCAACACAAACAACAAGAACTGGTTTTGTAAGTACAGATATTGGTTTAGAAGATACATCAGAATCTTTTGGTTTACCAGCAACTGCTGACTTTATGTTTGCTTTAATATCAAATGAAGAATTAGAATCATTAAATCAAATGAAAGTTAAACAGTTAAAGAATAGATACAATGACCCAGGTATCAATAGATCATTTATTATTGGTGTAGATAGAGCTAAAATGAAACTCTATGATGTAGAAAACTCAGCACAAAATATTGTACAGAGTAGTGATACTAAAAAAAGTGATCCTGATACGTCATATGAAAAGTTTTCGGATTTTAAATTATGATTTATGATTTAAAACATTATGTTCAACATCAAAAAAGTTTTCTACCTAAAACCTTTTGTGATAAAGTGTTAGGTGAAATGAAATCTACAAAGTTTGAAGAACATACATTTTTTAATCCTAAAACAAATCAACATGCACCTATGAGTGGTAACCAAGAGTTATCAATGAGTTTTGATAATACACCATCAAAAAATGAATTAACAGATAGATTGTGGAATGCAATAAAAAATTATAAAGAGTTTATAAACATGCCTTGGTTTTCAAGTTGGCAAGGATACTCTGCTGTTAGATTTAATGAATACAAAGAAAATAAAAAGATGGCTTTACATTGCGACCATACTAAAGATTTGTTTGATGGTGAGAGAAAAGGAATACCAATATTAAGTGTGTTAGGTGTTTTAAATGATGATTATGAAGGTGGCGAATTTATAATGTTTGATGATTACGAAATAGAGTTTAAACAAGGTGATGTGGTAATATTTCCTTCTTTGTTTTTATATCCTCATAAAGTTGAACCAGTAACAAAAGGTACTAGATATTCATATATCAGTTGGGTATGGTAAAAAAGAAAAAACAAAAAGTAGTATTCCATAAAGGTGATAGAAGACCTAGCAAAGGTGTACAATTAAACTACTCAAAAGAGATGTTAAAAAAGGGTAGAAAGATATTGTGGTGCGTTAGAGAACAACCTAGTAATAAAATTGTGGCAAAATATTTTTTTGAAGAAGACGCTGATAAACTAGTTAAATATCAAAATAAAAATCAAGTCTTTGCTAACAACGGCGGAATACCTTCCTTTTTATACAAAGTCTAATAAAAACATTTATAAATAGTTAAGATATTTGATTTTTTACTTGACTATGGGCAATTATTTTGGTATAATGGAACAATTGGAGAGGGATGTTTAGTTTTAAAGGATTTATAACAAAAGGTACAAATACACACCTAGAACATTTAGAAGATGACATTATTAATAATGGTACTAGAGGTGGCAGAAACGCTGTTAACTTTTTAAAATCATTAAAGAAAATG